GGTTTGGTGCATATTGCGTGGAACTAACTTCCCTTGTGTTATTCCCTCTGATTCCCATGCTTTCCGCCTTCCTGTATGTATTCCATGGAGAGTCATTAAAAACTTCCATGATTCACCCGTAAATTCTACCGAAAATGCGGTGTCTATGTCAAGTACTCTTGAGTATCCCTTATCTCTCATTTGATGAACTAACATATTTTCATATTGATTTCTAAGTCTAATTAAATCAGAATCATCTCTGAACTCCACTTCAATTTGAAATCTTTTAATTGGTTTGTGATGGTACATAATCATACAATTCTTTGATAATACCTCTATTAATATCCCAATCTAAATGGAAATCAAATTCATGACCATGACGATTTTTACGTGATACTACTTCAATTAAATTTGTATTTGGATATCTATGGATAGCCATAGCCATATCTGCATCGTACTCAATAGCCTTTGACCATGCTACCTGTGACATCATCGGTGGATTATCTTGATCAGAAATATCATCTGCAGTTGCAGCAGTAATATCAATAATTGGAATATTATTAGATACTGCTAGTAATTTAAACTCACGAGAAATATTTCTATTTCGTTCTACTTCTGAGTTAGAGCGTTTGTTATCATTAAACAACTGATGATAATCCAATATAACAAGGTCGGGTTTGTGTTGATCAATTTTACCTTGGACAGTAGCTGGTGTAACTTCTGCTGTTCCTTCATTTGATACCAATACAAAACTATTCTTTCCTTCAAACTTTTTTTGTCCCCATGATTTGAAATCATCTATATTAATATCTCCCTTAGACAAATCGCTGGCTTTAAATAAACCAGATCCTAACATTGTGTAAATACGATCACGCATATTTTCTGGTGACATTTCTAGTGATATGATCATTGGTTTGAATCCTTGCTCCCAAGCTTTACATGCAAGATATGAAGTAAACCATGTCTTGCCTTTTCCTGGCCAACCAATAGCAACAATTAAATGTCCTGGAGCCATGCCTGTTGGATATGCAGTATCAATTGCTTGAAAACCAGTTTTAATTCCTGGACTTCCGCCCATTGCTGCAGATCTATCTTTAACGGATGTAAAGTGTCTTTCTGCTGCATCTAGATCTGTAATATCTAAATCTCTAACGTTATTTGTAAATCTAGCAAGGCCAGCAAGTTTGCTTTGCATGTCTGCTAAAACTCTAGATGCTGCATCTTCTTTTAATGCAGATCCACCTTGAAGAATAATGCTCTTTAATCTTGCAGATAAATATTCATTTTTTAATTTATCTAGGTAATATCCAGTTTCTGCCTTTACATTTAAATCAGGTTCAAAGTCTTTAAATTTTTCTTGCAGTACACCAGTTTCTGGAACAGCCTTGAATTTATAATAGTAGGACTTTAGACCTTCCCAGATATCTCTATGTGAAGTAAATAAATCATCAACATTGTCTGCAAGTAATGTACTTATATCCTTGTTCTTGCATACTGCTGATATTAACGTTGCTTCTGTATTCACTTTTCACCCTCAACTAATCTCTTTGTAGCTTCTTGTAAAGCCTTACGGGTTTTCTTGTCTTTCTCAATTTCTCTTTGCATTATATCAATCTTATCAAAATTAAAAAAGAAGAACTGCAATGGGTGTCCATATTTACCAGTTGTAAAATAGTACTCCAATAATTCTTTTGCACGGGTATATCCTACACTATCTATGACATCTTGCATAGCCCACTTCTCTCTATATTTATTCATAAAAGGGGTTTTGCCATATTTTTCCATATACATATTTTGATACATGGTTAATAAAATATATGGTTCTTTGGTATTAGCCACGTTTTAGCTCTTCTTCAATTTCTTGTGTTTTTTGAATTAACTTTTCTTCAACAAATTTATAGACACGTTCAGTAGCTGTACCTACATTTTCTCCAGCACGAACATCATCCTCAATACCAATTCCAATTTTAATGCTTTCATAATTACCAAGATTTCTAGTAAACGAAAGATCTACTTTTACTTTTGTTTCCGCCATTATTTATGCTCCGCCTTTACATGTCTCCTTAGAGTATCGCTTCCAAATATTCCCCAGCGTAATTCTATTTCTTTGTTACATATATCACATATAACAAATCTATTAGACACTACTCCGCCTTCCATACTGGTACGAACCCTGTTTCGGTCTTAGTATACAATATCATGTTATTTTTGAGAAGTGCCCTTAATTCTGCCCTAGATGGTATATTTTTTGTATACCCAGCTTCTAGAATATATTCATGTAGTTTTAATATATCAGATTCGCTAAACATAAATTTAGACCAAGTACTGTCTGGATTGCTTATTGGGTAAACTTTTTGAGGTGTACTAATTTTACCTTGAAGAATATATTCCTCAATAGTAACTTTATGTCTACCCAATATTGCACCAACTTGTGTAATAGTATAAGCATTCTCCATATTTTTTTGTACATCTACATAAGAATATAGGACTCTTTTTTTATCTGAATAGCGCCAAGCAATGATTTCATCTTTCGCCCTAGACAATCTAATTACTTTATGTAATTGATTATTTAAGAAAAAATAGAGAAATTTTTTGCGTATTCCCGATCTCTTTTTTCTAACCATTTTCCAAATCTGTTCGTTTCTTTATTGATCATCCAGCGCTTACCACATAAAATACAAAATAACTCTATGTGTAGTTTTTGAGAAAATACTCTATCAACAAAAACTCTTCCAGAACATTTAGCACACCACATTATAAAGTAAACAACTTTCCATCAACAACACATGTATAGTCTGGTGATATGTGAATCATATTAATATGAGGATACTTTCCATTTTCAATATGAGCAACAGCAAATCCTTTTTGCCAATCATGGTGTTGAGTATATTTCATTCCTGGACCCTTTTCATCACACATGTGTCCAATCTCATAACCTCTAATTGTTTCGCCCTTGCCTTTATTTCTTAATTCATAAGTTACCATATGTGAGGCAATTCTATGAGAATGTCCACGAATTAAAGATACTTGTAAGTCTTCCATATCTTTTCTAATGGCACCAGTTGCTGAAACTGACATTCCGTGATGAACATGTATGTCGCCAAATCTGCGTTTAGGTAATTCATTATAATAAATATATTCATATCCCAAAGAATCTAAACTCCATAAAGCTTCTGGTGTTACATGCTTTGCATATTCTGGAATCTTTTTTTCAAGATAATCAAAAATTCTAATATCATGATTTCCTAATGCAGAAAATAATTGTGCATTTGGAAGCATCTTTCTAGTTCTAGCATAGAATTCACGAGCACCGCTTGCTTCTAATTTCATATCCTTAAGCATTAATTCTAAATCGTTGGTGACATCATCATTTTTATATGCTTTTAAAAATTCTGTTGGCTTACCGTCTGTGTACTTACTATAACATGCTTGATCATCTGTATCACCAAGATAATCAACTACATCTGGTTTAAACCACTTCATTACTTTAAACCAAAGCTCAATGGCTTTATCGTCTTGATATGGGAACTGCTGATCAGACGACAACATCCATTTTAAATCGTTAGACATTTACTATCCTTAAATTAAAAAAGTCACGACGGTCGTGACTTTATAAGTTACAATAAAATTGTAACATATTAAACTATGCTGTCAAGTATTATTTTATAGCAAATGCTATAAAGTTAAGAAATACACCTGTGGCTGCTTTATTTGAAACTACTACAGCTTGTGGATTTGTATCAGGATTAATAATTCCTACTGACATAATTGTTCCATTTGGAATTGGTGAGCCAATAGATACTACATATGTGGGAATACCTGATCCAAATTTGCTATCACGACCTAAATTAAATGATGTTGCTGTATTTGCTGGAACTGATTTAGTCTCACTAGTTCCCGCAGCAAGCAATAAAGATTGGTCAGTTCCAATTAAAAGGTTTCTTAAAATATCTTTACCTTGTTGAAAAGACTGTGTAATATTTGTTTGTAATTGATTTAAATCATTTGGATCAAATGGTGCACCTTCATTAAATACTACTGGTTTCCAAACGTCGCCTGCCATTATAAATTATCTCCTAAATCATGTGCATTTGTTTCCGCTTCGCTTACTTCTATAGTTTTAGATCTATCTAATCCATATTTAGTAAATACGTCTGGGTCTACAATATGCCTTTTTTTATTTTGCGATATTAAATACATTTTACCATCTGCTATGTTTTTTATCAAAGCCCCATCTCTAAAGCCCAACTTACCAGATAATTTAATTAAAGATAATGCTTCTTCAGTAGCCTTTACTGTAGTAAATGACCAAGACTTTGCTGCCCTATTAGAAATTAATTTGTATTTTTTCCCATCTTTAATCCAATAGGTTGCCTTATCTGTTTTAACGGCAATACCTGAAGGAAAATTAATTGGTGAGGTTATTAAGGGAGTCTGAGTACTCTTGAATAGATTTTTCACGTTCCTGCTTTTCATTAATAAGTTCAGTAATTTCTGCCCGTAGTATTGCAATTTGAGTTTCATAATTTGAAACAATTTCTCCTATACGTTGCTGTAGAGCCGTAATAATTAACTCTGATTTAGAATTTGTCATTTTTAATTGCTTTCTGGTCTTGGTTTAAATGTATTTGTTTCAACATCATATAATGTGCCACGTTGAACAATTCCGCCTTCTTCAACTGTCATTCCTGTTACATCTAATATAATAGGATTACTATTTAAAATAGCAGCTAATTTTTCATTAACAAATAAAACTTCTACCACTTCTCCATCAATAACAAATGCTACTCTGTCTGGTGGTAACTCTACTACCTGATTATTCATTATTGACCAGCTTGTTGTAGTGTAGTTAATTCTGTATTTAAAACAGAAATTTTTGCATTTATATTTGCAAGTTGTCCATCTAGTCCATGCAAAATTGATTCGCTTGGTGACTCTACGGAATTTTCTTCAGCAATAGATAACTCTATATTGAATTTATTAACTTCTAAATTCCTTATATGTTGTTCTACTATAGAAATTTTATCTTGATTATTAAGTGCCATTTATTCCTCCTCATTCATTATATCATTTAATCTATTTTTCCGCTATAAAAATTTACCCCTGCATAATATTCATATTGAGCAAGAGTTCTGGTTGTACCTAGCTCTTGATCTCCAATTATATTATTAGTTATAATTCTATTCAATTCTTTATTAGACTCAGCAACTATATCATTCATTTCTTTTTGATATATAGCTTGAGGCAATATTCTTTGACTTCTAATATTATCTGAGTGGTTGTAGTATAGGTGGTATAGCGTATCTTTTTGAGGAATCAATAAATCAAAACCATGCGTAAATAATCTTACGGCAGTTAAAGTCTCTTCTCCCCAATTATACATTTTTTTATTTGGCTTAATCTTAGCAATATCTCCACTGCCAAAAATACATCCACCAGATATAGACTTTGTAAATATATTATTATCTTTATTTAATTCTGACTTTTGAGGTAATATTTTATCTAACTTAAATTGTTTTTGATCATTTTCGGTATTTTTAAATGATATATATGATGGAGAAGGATTTTCTATAAATTTAGTCTGTGTACCCTCATAATAGTATATTCCTGGATATGATGTAATTGCTGGATTTAAACCTTCTTGTTTATATAATAAATATGACTCTATTAAATATTTATCCCAATCTTGAATAAATCTAGTATGAGAATCTATTTGTAAATAATAATCTTGCCCGTCATAAAATTCATTTGCTATATATCTTGCAGTTCCCACCCCTAAATTTTTAGGAGCAATAGATTTTTCTATTTTTAAATTTTTAAAATCATTAACTGTAGTTTGTAAATTTGGCACTTCACAAGAATGCACTCCAAAAAATATTTCATTATCTGAACTAACCTTTAAAATACAATCTTTAATTGTTCTTGGAAGTTCATAATCTTGAAATGATGCTATTTGAACAAATATACTGGCCAACTACCATTTGCCTAACGGACATGTAGCATTTTCTAATTTAGTTTTCATTGCCATAAAACAACCACATTGTTTACATTGTTTTGTTAATGAAATTAATTCTGGGCATTTTAAACATAAGTCATATCGAGTATTGGCAATCTCCTCGTCAGCCATTTTTACATTTGGATTAAATAAATCTAATGGAGTAACCCCATTTTTTTCTTTATATTGTTGCCATCTACTTTTCATTACAGTTTTTGACCTCCCAGTATTTTACCCCCAGGAAATGGATCTAAATTAGTTTTATCTATATGAGAAAAAACAAATTCATTATTTATAAATTTACATTTAAGCTCTTCTACATATGCACCATATGGCCATTCCATTAAATCAATTATAATTGGATTACTTAATAAAATACTACCAAAATATTCTGATGTCTGAAAATCTTCTAAGACTTCACCATTTTTTAATAGTCTGACAGTTAGGCCGTTATGTTCAGGATATTGATTTGATATATCTATTACATTATTAAATGAGGTAAATAAATCAAAATACTTTTTATTCATAGCATTAGTAAATACGCAATCTTCTTCTATAATCCAGGCTAAAGCATATCCTGCATATCCTTCAATTTTTTTATATTTTATATCGTTATCTGTTATCATAATTCCTCATTATTTGATTATAACATATTGATTAATTGTTGTAAATATTAAAATGTACATGATCCTCCATGGAATACAGTATCGCAATCTCCTGGATCACAACCAAATATTGCTATATCTCTTGTAGCACATAATTTTCCAACATTTGTACTTGCAGTAGTTCCTGTTGTTCCAGTGGTACCTGTAGTACCTGTAGTAGTGCCAGTTGTAGTAGTAGCTGTGGGTACTGTATAAGTAATTGTTTGTGTGGCAGACTGTCCAGTTTGATTTGTTCCATTATATACAGTTAAAGATATAGATACATCTCCAGGATATACATTAAATGAACTTCCAGAACCATGAGATGCAGAAGAACTTGTTTCTGTTGTTCCGTAATCTAAATAATTAGCCACCATAACTTGAGTTACATTTAAGAAATAAGATGCCTGATTTGTAGAAGCCCAACTTACAGTAACTGTTGTCTGTGTTCCAGTAGGTACTGCTGGTGCTGAGGCTGAAAGCGATGTAATTGTAGGCAAAGTAGATGCGGTAGTTCCAGTAGTTCCAGTTGTTCCAGTAGTTGTAGTATTTGAATTATAAACTGTTGTTTGAGTTGTATCTGTTCTATTTTTACTAGATGTTGTAATGGTTGGACCAGCAGTACCACTTGCGTTTAATCCCGTATAAGGAGTAATTGTTAATGTATATGATGTAGCAGATGTTCCAGTAGTAATTACTTTATAATTAGAACCATTTGTTATACCTGAAGATGTTCCTGGATTTGATCCGCCTACTCTAGTTACAGTAAAAGCATATGATTCTGAATTTACTGCAAATACGTTCCATGTCATATATGGTGTTGATGACCCACCACCTGTTGCAAAAATAAAATCAATATATGGATTTGTAACCATTCCTGTTGTTTTAACTGGTAAGGTATTAGAATAATTTCCATAATAACCATAATTATTATCATTTCCAGTCCATGGTAATATTCTAAACTCATAATTTGTTCCTGGTGTCAAACCACTTACTATGGTTGTTTGCACATCTTTGTTATATCCACCTATTCCAGTAAGTCCATTTGGAAGCCATGTTGGATTTGGATTAGCATCTGTTGGTGCATTTCTATATTCCAACATTTGTCTATTTGCATATTGAGATGGCGTCCATTTTAATGTTACTGAAGTGTCGTCTACTGCAGTATATATTAAATCCGTAATATCCCTGGGCATCTGTACTATTTCATTTCCAGATGTAGAGTCATTGGTACTACCAGTTGATCCAGTTGCAAGAACATAAAATCTAAAATAATTTGCTTTATTTGCAGTTAAATTTGATTGTTTTATTGTATATGTTTTGGTAGTAGTTAAATTAGTTGAAGGATTACTAATAGTACCAGAATCAATAGAAGACCAATTCATTTGATCTGTAGATACTTCAAATCTATATATACCACTATTAAAATTAGTCCAATGATAATTAGTTCCAGTTAATGTAACAATTCCATTTGTTGCAGTAGATTGAGATATTGTTACTGGGGTTGATATTACTGGTACATTAGATCCTGCTGAAAAAAATTGTCTCCACTGATATCCAACATTTATATAACCACCTATAATTGTAGACCAAGCATTATTCCTTTTAATAGACATTTTTGTTATCTTGCTTGTCCAAGCACCATTAGATTTTATTCTAAAATCCATTAGTACACCACTACTATATCTCCATTATTATAACTTCCTGCCGATGGTAATGTAGTTTGAGAAGCATATATATTTCTTATGCCACCTCCACTTAATGGATAGGAATCTGGGGATGCGGAAGGCATTTGTATACTATAATCAGATGTAACTTCTGGGGCCGCAAATCTAATTTTTGTAGCTGCTTCTATAAATATAGAACCCCCACCATCCAAAATCCCATTAGCATTAATTACTGTTCCAATGCCTCCACCAAATTGATATATTTCAAAACTAGGGTTTCCAGTGGGTCCCCAAGTTAAACTAGGACTTCCGTAATGCAAGGTATTAGTTAAAGTAAATGTTCCATATGAATTAAGTCCATCTAAAGAAATTGTTGATCCAGTAATTGTTGATCCAGTAATTTGAGATCCAGTAATTTGTCCAGAAACTGAGATGTCTCCGTTTGCAGTAGTTAATGTAAATTTACCAGAAGGAGCTCCTGGACCATTATAATGTGTTATTGATGAAGGGGATAATGCTATATGACTAGAGTCTGGGTTTCCTAAAATAATTCTTGAATTACCACTATCTATTTGAAATGTGCCTAAACTATTTTGTAATGAATTTCCATTCATTGACCAACCAGCAATTATTCCAGCTTTTGCTGTTAAATATCCAGTTTTGCTAACACTAAAATTAGCATTATCAAATAATGCATTTCCTAACCAAATACCAGATGCTGGCTGCGCTTTAAATATATCATCACCAGAACCTATTGATAAATTTCCAGTAAATGTTCCAGATCCATTAATTGCTAATGTTCCTGTAGAACCTCCAATAAATTCAAGAAGTTTTGTTTGTCCATCTGTACCATAAATAATAAATGGACTTGTAGATCCTGATAATTCTACTCTTGCTCCACCGCTTACGCCAGCTTTAATATATGCTTCTGCATCTAAGAACCCTGTTTTAATTTCGCTTGCAGGTAATTTGTCAACTGTAACTGGATTTCCAACTGCTAATACTGGATGGCCATTTGCTGTACCATCAGCATTTACTGTATCAATTTTTACATAATATGGAACTCCATATTGTAATTTAATATTATCAGTTTTATTAATTACAGTTCCAACCCCTATTGAAACTTTATTTGCACCATTAGCAAAATTTAATGTATGTACCCAATTGTTGATATCTGGTGTGAAATCTGATGTTGTTCCAATAAATACTTTTGCTCCTGCAAAACTTCCTGCTGAAAAATCTGAATATGTGCCATCACCTTTATTTCTTTTTCCATCCCACTCTACAATAACTGATGCAAGACCTGCTGTTGCTTTGGGTGCTGATGGATCTTCTGGGCTTATAATTTCTTGTGTAGGTGATTTAACGGTAACTGTTCTTGATAAACTTACTGGTGATGTACTACCGTAATTTGTAACCGCATACAAGGTTACTGCATATTGACCAGCTGCTGCTGCGATGGTTTGTGTTCCAGATGTTTTAAAACTTGCAGCAGGTTTTGTCCCATCAAATATCCCACCATCAATATAAATATCAACTCTATCAATATTTGCAATTGGTTTGCCACCTGAATCATTTCCGTTCCAAGTTACACTAATAAATCCTTTTCCGCCAACTACATCTGTTATTGCTAAGTTTGGTCTTCCAGGAAGTGTTTCTCCTGGAGTTAAAATTGTTTTAGAGCTTGACCATAATCCATAAGTACCATCTTTATATTTCCATCTAAATTGCAATGGATATGATTGATTTAAATCAAGATCAGTAATTGTAATAAGAAAATAATTTCCACTATCTACTGATATGGAGGTATCTTTTAACAGATCTTGATATTCTGCCATGTTATAAGTTCCAGTCTAAATCTAATTTGTACTCTATATCTAATGACCTACCAGCAATTTTTTTAATTCCATAAAAGTTTCCAGTGCCTGAAACTGAGCCAGAATTATTTACTGATAGGGTAACTACATTTTCTACAATATTTGTAATTAAAGCATTTGTGCCAATTCCAGTTCCAGTAACTGGTTGTCCTATAAATAGATTATTAACTGAATCTACTGTGATTGTATTTTGTCCAGATGTTCCAGATATTGATGTATTGTTAATAACTACTGATCTGGAGATTAGTCCATAAATAGGATCAAAAGTATCTTCATCATTTATTCTTAATCCATCAAATCCAACATTTGTTATTGTGCCTGTAGATGGTACCAAAATAATTCCTATTTTAATAATTGCTGATTTATCTGGAGCTACTTGTGTTGCATTATTAAATACATCTGACATTAATATATCATTTGTAATTTTATGCCCTAATCCTGATGCAGGAGTTATTGTGGTTTCAAAATACTCTGTGTCTGTACTATAGAATCTAATTTTAATGAATTGTAGATTATTATCATATTTATAATAGGCTAATCTTAAAGTATCATTAACGCTATATCCAGAAAGATTTAAAGATCCAATATTATAAAAGTACTCATTAGTGCTACCATTATTAGATTGTAGCGTTAATGTGCTTACTCCAATTCTAGGATTACCTGTATTAAATCCAGCCCTAAATCCATCCTGGTCTACCCAATTTATATAAGATTCAAAATCTGTAATGAACTTGCTATCAAATATATTAATGGATGATCTTAATGATGGATATAATCCAATTTCATTAATATATCCCTCAACATCTTGTGGAATTGTAGCTTTAAATATAACTGAGTAAGTAGAGGATCCTCCGCTAGATTGAATATCTGTAGAGCCAAATAATACTGGTGTTCTATAAAATTCAAATCCTAATCTAGTATTATTTTCATTGGCTGAAGATGAATCTATTCCAATAGCTAAATCTTTATTTAAATTTGATGCATTACCTGCAATCACATTAGTTAAAAATCTTTTTCCAAATTTTGTTATCATGATTCTCCTATTAAATTGGTGTAGAGTAAGATGAATAATATGTATTATTATCTGTACCCAATACCTTTGTTCTTACTCTTAGCCACCTTGCCGCAGAAGTTGCTGGGGTGTCTCCGTCTTTAGAGCTTACCCGATATTGCTTGGTTACTCCATTGATTCCAATAGGCAGTCCAGTTGATGTACTATAATCTTCTGTTCCACTGCTTAGTGTAGATGCATTCGATGAACTAGAGGAACTTATTATCCACTCATATGATACCGACTTGTACGACCCAAGTCCAGTTACGTTATCCCATCCCCATGATATTGTTGTGCTATCTCGTTTAAATACTACTGCTGGAACTCCTGGGGTAGGTGTAACAAATTGTGCAGATTGATTTGCTCCAAGTGTATCTACCTTAACAATAACAGTATTTGGATTAAATATTCTAGTGTCTACAGATTCAACACCAGATGGATTTTTACTTGAATTTTTAATTTTAATAATTGCTCTTACTTTTTGCAATTTAGCCGTAGTGTCATAATATGGTTCAAAATTAATACTTTGTATATCTGTTAATTGTGGAACATCTAATAGGTTATCAAATGTTGGAAGAATAGTATTTACAGTTCCATCATTTGTAGTATATGTAACAGATGTTGCTGTATCTCCATATGGATTACTTGTTAAATAAGAATCATAATTAATTGAATCACCTTTAATAGCAATATATGAACTTGGATACATATGTAGTGCATCTGGGTGCTCTTTATTTAAAGCAATAATTTGACCTCTGGTGAGGTTACTATAATCTATTCTTGGTTTACTGTTTGTCATATTTTTAATTATACCATTTTAAACTATAAAGCTCTGCAGGTAATGCTAGTCTCCAATCCTTGAGAAAATGAATGTTTGATTGAAGTAACTATAAAATTTTCTGTTCCATTAAGTCCTTGATAAAGATAATTTATTGATACCATGTCTCCTACAGAAATTAATGGATTTCCAAATATTGACATTTCTACAAGTTTACCCTTATTAACAACATTAGCTTTAATCCAATTTGCTAAAGATTTAACATCAGATTCATTTTGTAACCATGTAGACCCAAATAATACTGGCTCTTTTGTATTAAATGTATTGGCAGAATCAGTTGTATATACCAATTCTCCAGAAGATCCAAGAGTATTTCCATATATATAAAGACTTGCCTCCATGCCATTTGATAAAGGAATTGTTGTTGAGGTATTATTTAATACAAATATTTCTGCTCCAAAATTAGATATTTTTTGACCAAGAACATTTGCATATTTATTTACACCAGTACTCCATTTAATTGGATATCCTGGTCTTGTATCAAATTTAACATCTTGCCTATATATTTCTCTAACAACAGTGCCAAACTCGTCCAATCCAGTTTCCTTTAAATTATTAGAAGTAATTTCATCATCCTTATACTGACCAGTATATGCAAGATCTCCATATGTTGTATTTATTAAATCATTGCTAAATTGACCTTGATAAAAATTTAAATTTAATAATTCATTGTATTGAAATTCTTGTAAAGATTTACCATAAGCATAATCAAATGATACGGTTCCACGCATACATAATAATGCAACTCTACTTGTTGGAGTAAGGATTGCTGTCTGATCCATAGTCTCAGTTATTTTATTACTTTTATATGTAGTATCTACATAACTAATTTTATATCCATTAATATAAGCATCTATATAAACTGATTTTGTTTTTACCTTTACTTTAATATCAACGTTGTATATTCTACCGCCATAAATACCTTCAATTGTTGATTCTGTTCTAGTGCCTACTTCTTTTAATGTTATTATTTTATTTCCAACAAATTTTACAATTCTTACAGCTTTTTGATCAAATGTAGAAATTGAACTAGTACTTTCTAAAATAACATAATATCCAATTGTTCCAGTAGAATTAACAAAAAATCCAAACCCACCAGATTGTGCCGTATTATCTAAACTATTATCCATTAAAATACTTGTTCCAAAAGAATAGTATCCTGCATTTGCATAATTGTCACCATTAATTTTTGATACATCTGTAGCAGGAATTACTGTAATTGCTGGAAATACTTTATGAGCTACAGCAAGTTTTTTATTTTTATAGTCATCTTCTGATACTGATAAATTTACATATGATTTACTTGCTTTAAATGTAGTAGGTGTATTTGAAAATGGTTTTAGATTTGCCCCGTCTACTGGCATGGGAGTTGCTTCGGAATAAGCTGTATTTCCTGAATTTAAATTTAAATATGCAGTTGCAAAAAAATAATAAGTATCTCCAGGAACTAAACCTGTTATTGTAAGAGTTTCGGATGGACCATAATCCCTTACTATTGTTTGAAAATTAATATCAGGTACATATATGCCAGATTCATCAAATATAAGTTTATGAGCTCTTACTCTATATGATGTAGGTATTACAGTAAAGCTTGTTTTATCTATATTTATTGTAACTGATGTTGAAGATGTTATTTCAACCCCAAGGGCTTTAGATATAGTAAGTGATGATACTGTTTGTCCAGCACTATCAAGAATTCCAGAATCTCTAGGCATTTTTAGTAATCATTACTCCTGTCCATGGATATTTAGAAGTTGGTGCACCACTAGAATAATGAGTAGCAGCCTTAGTTCCTAATGCTCCTCTAGTCTTAACTCTATATACTCCGTTTGGTTTTAAATAAGTATCTGAACCATCTGAGTTAATTGATTGTTTACAAAAGTTTCTATATTTACCCAAATCATTTGAGTTTTCAATCCAAAGATTAATAAAATTTATTCCATCATCTAAAACAGTTCCTTTAAGAACATCTGTTACTTGTGTATTAGTTGGATTTCTTGGTACATATTGATATCCTATTGCATCAAATTCAATAATTTCTGAATCTATTAGGAAATATCCATTGAAATTAAATCCAGTTTGAAATCTACTATATTTATCTGGAGTTTGTAGGTCTAATACAACTTTATCGCTTGTAGGACTTAATTCATCTTTTAATCCGCCAGCTATTAAAAATGAAGTTGGTGCTTGCCATAATGGGCCAGAAGATCCTAAATAATTAGATGATATAGGTGTAGACCAAGTTACTCTTACTTCATTTGCAGATGCTATATCTCTTTGACTAAAATCTATTATATTTGGTAGTCTATTAGTATCATTATCTTTATCATAATAAAAATTCCAATTTTTTGATCTACTTGCATACATATAGTTTCTACTATAAAATTGTAAAATATTATTTTCATCAACAACTGCATTCATTTGAATATCTCTACATAATTCTTGTAAGCTTTCCCATATTGTTTTAGAGCCATCAGTCCAAAAATAATTAATTAATGGTATTGAAGAATCTGTATCTGATGTGAGATTAAATGCATAATTTGTAAATCCTACAGAATCTAATAATCTTCTAATAATAGCGGTCACTGGATAGAATTCGCATAACATATCGGGTGCTGTAGTGTCCATTAAATATTTAGAACTATCTAATGCTGTAATGGATGCATCACCATAATCATCTATAGACCAACTATCTATATAATAATGTCCTTGTAAAACTTTATCATATTTTTTAGATCCTTCTGTAATTGCACCATTTGAATGATATATTTTAAAATATGGATATAATTTTGCAAATTTAGTTATATAATTAATTGAGTTAGATAATATGTCAGTTCTTTTATATGATTTATATTGTAATGATGATTCATTATATTTTGATAAATTTAAAATTAAAGACTGAGATACTATTTTACCTACTGGCAATATATCTTCTGAACTAGAAGATGACTCTTTAGATATATCAAAAGATACAATATCTGATGATATATCTTTAACCCATTTTGCAGATATTTCAATTACTCCAATTATTTTTGTAGCACCTGCACTTGGTGTAGTCAATGTAATTGATTTAATTGATATTGGATCTGGATATGTTACTGGTTCTGACGGTTCTGCTGCAGACCATGATATTCCATTATAATAAAGATTTACAATTCCATCTGATGGAGTTGATAATGCATCTGCTACGGTAACATTAGTACCATCTGATTTTGTAACTGAAATTGTGTAAGTTGATGGAAGGCTATGTGTTTTTTCAAATTTAACAACAATTTTATTTGTTAATGCATAAAGATTACCTGATGTTGCATAATTAATTTTAACATTTACTCCAGTATTTTTTGGAGTAAGCCAGTATTTATAAAAATTATCTGCTCCTGGGTAATATATTCTAGGTTGATTTGTTGGATATGATACAGATCTTGCGGGAGAAAATGATTTTGGTAAAGTGTCTCCAGTAACCATAACATAATATTTTACCCCTGGCATTGTTGGCCTAAAAGGTTTAATTAAAGAATCAATAGGAAATAATTTTTTATATGGATTTGGTCTTTCTGGTGGCCAACCAGGTTCTGTAACTGTTGTATTTCCACTTGTTACAGTTTGTAATATTTGACTAGTATAAACTGAATCTGCAATATTATTTTCTGCAGATACTGCGTCAATCATTTCATTCATATTATATTCAATATAGCATCCAGTACCAATTTCTACATTGGTATTTTTATAAAATATGTCTTTTAAATTATCGGATGCTGAAATCATTTTAAACCTCTACCAGGGTCATTGATACATTCCAAAAAGGTTGTATGCCTCGTTTCAATACTGTAAAATTACAACTACCAAATACTACTGTATAATCTTCATATTTACCAGAAGTATTTTCTTGATTAGTTCCATCCTTAGCTAAATTAACTCTAATATTAAATGATCCTTGACCTGATGTACTTGCATAAAAAGATCTTAAATCTTCTGCTCCCCATGCTCCATCAACTGTTAAAGTTCTATATGAAGGAAGCATATCCCAAGATAAACTAAATGTTTTTTTATCAGCAATAAAATATTTTCTTAATGTTCCATTACTCATTCTCTGTTGTTTTTCAATACGTTCAGTAGATATATCAAATTGAGATCTATTATGTTCAGTAATCTTATTATACTTTAATGTTCCATCTCCACCATTTGTTGTTAAATCATATCCTTGAATTTGAAGAATAGATCCTCTAGGCATTGTTACAGTTGTCATATTGTTCTTCTCCGTCCAGCTACAATTTCACGCATTTTCATTTCATTATGTATTGCTTTAGCTACATCATTAGCGTCTAGGTTTGATCCATTAAGTGTAACATTTATATTATATAAAGAACTAGATGGGGCTGTTAATCCGCCTCTTGAATAATTAATAATTCCACCCATATTCATTCTAGGAATATCATATTTAGTTGCTAGTCCGCCAGCAGCCATTTTATTAATTCTATCTAATGTAGGGGTTCCAATTGCCTGTACTGATGCTGCTCTTACTACATATTCACCATTTGAAAGCATTGCTGGAATCGAGTCAGATGTTCCAGTTCCAGGACCTCTAATTAATCCACCAATTGCCCTATCTGCTATTCTTGTGCTAGGACTTTTTGTTTTTGTAGTTTTTGATTCTGGCGTTAATCGTTTTAATAGTACTCCACCTGTACCTTGATCATAACCAGTTATTTGCCACTCAATTCCTGATTTATCAGTAAATTTTGTTCCAGTTTGAAAACTAATACCATTATCACTTAATTGACTAAAAGTAGCCCTACTAGATGATACGCTAAAATTAGTACTTCCAAGAGTACTTCTTCCATTACTAACAGCCACTAATATGTCTCTTAAAATAGAGTTTGTTGTATCTATTTTTGCACCTGTCACATTAGCATTAATAGCATTTTGCAAATCATAGCTAAGTGCAGCACCTTGTGATGTTCCAGTTAATGTTCTTTTATCATTTCCTCCACCAAGAGCATTACCCATTCCACCTTCACTTCTACCTGTTATTTGAGCAACTGGTCCATTGTTACTTAATGCATCTACATACTTTTGTCCGCCAGGCATTCTTTGTAAATCAGTTAGCATTGAGTTAAATGATGTTAATTGTTCTTCTGTAAAATTACCTGTTGGGTTATTTAAAGAAACATCTTTTAAGAAAGCCAAAATTCTATCATATTGACCCTGTAATGGTGAAGTTTTAACAGTTGCATCTGCTGAATTTTTAGTTGCTAATGCTTTATTTAGTGCATCAATTTCTGCTTGAAGAGCATCTATTTTCTTTTGTGTTGCATCATCTATTGCATTTTCTGCAGCTTTTAATTGTTGTTGTCCAACTAATCTTTGAATATTAATTTGAGCCTGTGCAGCAGAAGACATATCTCCTGATGCTAAAGCATTTTGATAATTTAATTGTTCTTGTTGAATTTGAAGCTTAGTATCTTCAATTTGTTGCTGATCTTGCAGTGCTTTCTTTCTGGCTTCTGCTTCTTTTTTAATTGCAGCAATTAATTTTTCTTTTGCAGATATTTGATCTTCTACGCTAGTAATTGCTGCTTTTGATGCTGCTGCTTGTTGCTTATTAAATTTATCAATATCTTTAGCTAGTAATCCAGTAACTTTATTTGATTGAGCTTCTTTTGATGAAACATTTGATAGTTTATCAAAATATGAAGATACCTTTGTTGCATATTCTGCTAGTGTTTGTAATTGATCATTAGACAATCCAGATAAATCTTTTGTTACACCAGATGTAACTATTTTCCATTTAGCAAATGTACTAGCTATCGTATCTGATGTAGTTAAAATATTTCCTAGTTCAGGAACCATATCTTTAAATTTTTGTACTTGATCTGAGGTTAATTTTAATTGTCCAGAGGCAGATGAATTAATATCATTAAATATTGTTTTTAATGCTTCTCCGCTATCTTTTTGTTTTCCAATATAATCATCTGATGAAGTAAATATTTGAAGTATTGATTGTACAGATTGTGCTGAATCTCCAAGCCAATCTCCCTTAACTATGCTTAACATTGATTTAATTGCAGATTCTGCATTTGTTATATCAGACATGCCTTTACCACCTAGGATGGCAGCTAACATTCCACCTTTACCACCTAATTGTAATAAGGCTGCAATTTTTTCATTTGCATAAGCAGCGGAATCTCCTGCTGCAACAAACTGTGCTTTTAATCCTAGCGCTACTTTTTGTAAATCTTTAGTAGAAGTATTTTTAATTAAATCAACTAACTTTGGATATGTTTTTGCAATTTCATCTTTTACTTGTTTAAATTGTGCTGCTGTTACAACCAATCCTGGAAGTCCAGCACTAGTAAATTGTGCACTTAATAATTCTCTTGCTGCTCTTGCATCTTGAAGTGATTTTTGAATAGCTTTAATTTTTCCATTAAAATCTTCTAATGGTTTAACTCCACCAGCAAAAGCTAATCTATTTCTTTCACCAGCTTCTGTTGCACGTTGTTTTAATTTAAATAAACCAATACCTAAAGCAGCTACTGCCACGCCAGCTGCAACGTATGGATTTAATAAAGCTGGTCCCAATCTACTAAAGATTCCAATAGATGATGCGCCTAATCTATTAAGTGCCCCTAATTTAGTTATTGTTCCATTTAATATTGTCGGTGCAAGAATTGATCCTGCAAATCCTCCAGCTGTACCGCCAAATTTTTGTCCTAGAGCACCGCCACCCATTGATAGTCCAGAATATAGAATAGTTGATAAAAGATTAGAACCAATTGCTTTACCAAATCCAGAACTTTTTGTTTGTGGTTGTTGTTCTGGAGATTGTAATCCCATTTGTTCAATTAATGGTGGTTGATTTAATCCACTAGTATTTAATCCTGGAATTCCATAATTATTTTTACCACGACGTACTCTTCCACCAACTACACCGCCACGATTATAATATCCCAAAACAGCAGCATCTTCTTTATCATATCTTGCTTGCTGAGCTTTTCTAATGTCTTCAAGAAGAGTATTTCTAGGTGTTTGTCGTTGAGCTTGTGCTGTTCCTGCTTTTCTTAATTGATCAGTTATTTTAAGTTGTTTTAATTTAGAGGATGCAGAATTTTTAGCATTAATATTTTGACCAAATGAATTTAAAATTATTCCATCTACTATTGGTCCAATATGATCTTCAAGTGTTAAAGTTCCTGGTAAATCATCACTGATGATCTGTCTACTTTTACCATATTTTCCATATATAGCTTTATCTATTTCTTTTTCTAAATTTTTCCATTGTGATTTAGGCACACCAGTTTGTTCAAAAAGATTATTATATTTATTTTTATGTTGAGAGTTTAAAGCAATAAATTCTTTGACTGATATTCCTGTTTTTAATCTTTGATTTGCATAAGAGTCATAATCATATGTATATCTACTAACCCACCTATTACCTTGCTCATCAACCCTTGCTTTTGTTGCATGAGTTGCATGTGTAATTGGTCCTGATGGATATAAGTTACCTAAATTAAATTTTTTCCACAATCTTGCTAATGGTGAATTTGGTTTTAAATCTTTATCTTGAAGTGTTTCAGCCCTATTATGTGTTTTTGTTGTTATTGATTTTACATAAGCACTTAATACTCTTTTAGCCATTTCTGGATTTTTAGAATTGGCAATACTAAATTCTATTGATTTTGCAACATTTGGACCCCTTGTTGCAAATTGTGAATCACCAATTGTTACAAATGTTCTAACATCTCGACTGCCTCTTGCTCTTGGTGTATCATAACCTTGTTGCATTCCAGATCTACTAGATCTTGATGCTGCAACTTGAGCTTCATATTTTTGAAGTTCTGCTTCTAATCTATCAATTCGTTGTTGAGCTTTTTTTTCTTTCATTTCTTTAGTAATTGATTTTGGAAATATAATTTCAGTATTTGTTGAAAAATCTTCAACTTGTTGTCTTGACTTTATACTATTTTTTAAAGATTTTCGACTTATTTCTCTATTAGAAAGTACTCTACGACCTATTAATCCATAATTATTTTTTGAACGTTTTACTTTTCCACCAACTGCATATTGATTATTATATGCTGATAACTGAGCAACTTCTTCTTGTGTAGGATTATGAATTACAATTTCTCCAGGAGTAACCATTGCTGGAACTTGACCACCTTGATTAAATCCTAATAATGCATCCGATGCTTTTCTATTTAGTACAAAGTCTCCTTCATTTAAATAAGCAAATTGTGTATCTGTAGTGTCTGATCTTGGTCCACTAACAACTGTTCCACCTGTTGCAAATTTCTTAGGAATAGTAGTTTCAATAGAATATCCTCCACCATATGTTTTAACACCAGTAAGTCTTGCTATAGCATCAATCATTTTCTTTGATGCTCTTCCCTCTTTAAATAAAGCTCTTAAATTTGATTTACCAGCTTTATCAACAACTGCTTCGCCAGTTAATGGAACGGTTGTTAGATTAGTTGTACGTCCCATTTGTTGTGCCATCATTGCAGATGTTGAAGCCATATCTGCTTCAAGTTGTGCGTTAATGGCTATAATTTTTTGTTGCGCTTGATCTACTCTAAGTTTGCCCATTTCAACTTGTTGTATAATTTTTTGAGATTCAATTACAGCATTATCAATAACACTAGTCATTTGTGGTAGTATTGTTGAATAGGTGCTTAAAAATTCTTGACTTATTGTTCCTGTTGTATAAATTTCTTTCTTTAAAGTTGCAACTTCTTGTTTTGTTTGCATAGAAAGTGTTGCCATTAAGCTATGCCATTTTGCTGCTTCGCCAGCAACTATACCAGTTGATACTCCTTTAATAGTTGTAAGTCCAGGAATATTTGGCATTTCTTGATATGAAAATATTTGAGGATTTTTTCCAATTGCTCTATTAACTGGAATTGGGTTTGGTGTTACAGAGTGAATTGTTTGTAAACCTTTTTCAGCTTTAGTCATTAATCCAACTGGATTGCCATGTGCTGCAGCTCTTTCATCTATATTACCAATTAATAAATGTCCTGCATTACCTATTCTTGGAGTTTTATTAAGAGTAATTGGTGTTCCACCTAATGTTGAAACTGCTGGATTTGTTGCAATCATTGCACTTGATGCATCTGCAGCTAATTTTTCATATGAAGCAGATAATCTTTTAATTGCTATATCTAATATTTCAGATGCTTTTGCATCGCTATAAAATGTTTGTTCTACAAGTCCGCCTGCTTTATTAGCTGCAAGTATTTCTGGAGTTAGTAACTTCCATCCCTCTCCGCCTTTTGTTAGTGCTCTCATGTGAGAAACACCCTTAATAATATATCCAAAGAAGTTTCCAAGTACACCAGTTAACATAATTAATGGACCAGCAACAGCAGTTAATCCACCAAATAATCCTAATATTGTTTTAACTGGACCAGGCAACTTATTAACAAATTTTAATATACCGTCAACAATATTAATTAAATGTGTATTAATATTTAAGAATTGTTCTCCAACTCCAGCAAGGTCTGCTTTAAGTCCTTCTAATGCTCTACGGTATTTACCAGAAGCAGATTCTGTAACCTGACTTAATTCTCGACCTGCTATATTTGCAAGATCTTGAGAACTTGCTTTCATTAAATCTAAAACTGCAAGTGTTTGGCTTCCTTGTTTTCCAAGATTTGAGAATAAAGCATTCATACGAGCAAATTGGAATTTACCAAATAATTGTTCTAATGCTTGTTGTTTTTGTAATGGATTAAGTTTATCTAATGCTGCTTGTAATTCTAATATTGTTGCAGTAGTATGTCCAGCATTTTTTTCAACTATATTCTTAAGATTTATTCCAAATCCAGCAAACATATTTTGAGCAGCCTTTGTTGGATTAATAAGAGATGCAAGACCAGATTTTAAAGCATTTGCTGCTTCAGTTGCACTAATTCCACCTTCACGCATTGCTGTTAAATAAAGTGCTAAATCTTTTACATCTCCACCAAGACCTTTAATAACTGGTCCAGCTTTTGGAATTGCTTCTACAAGATCTCCAAGAGTTGTTGATGTTTGGTTTTCTACTGCGTTTAAAAAGTTAATTGATTCAGATAGTTGTTCTGTATTTTGTTTAAATGCTGTTTGAATTGCTAAAGTAGCTTTCATTGCATCTTGTCTATCAACTTCACCCAATACTGAAAGTCTTGTTGTTTCTTTAATTGAACCAAGTAATTCATTTCCTTGTTTACCAGTTGCTGCAATATCAGCTGCTAATGCTAGTGTATCTTTAAATGATGATCCATATGTTTTAGAAAGATCTGCTGCAGTTTTTGCTACATCTTTTCTAACTTGACCTAATTCTTTTGTAGATGTTGCTGCTATACCACCATAAACCTTAGTTAAACGGACAAGTTCTTGATCTGCTTGTTTAAATGCGTCTGCTGATGCTTTACCAAATGCTGCAAGTGGTAATGTTAAACCTACTGTTAGTTGACGACCAGCCCATTGAGTATTTTTACCCCAGTTAATTAATTGATTAGCACCTTCTTGAACTACCTTGTTCATGATTTGTATTTCTTGTTTTGTTAATGCTGCTGCATTTTTTACTTTATCTAAACCTGCAGGAATTTGAACATTATATTGCATTAACCCTTCGGCATTTTTACCAAGTGGTTGAAGAATTGCATTTTGTAATTGAACTTGTTGTTGAGCTAACTGTCTAACTAATCCGCCACTAGTTTTTATATGTGTTTGATATATTTGAGCAAATTGTTTTAATTTAATTTGACCTTTATCTAGCTGAGTACCAAATTTTTCTACGTCTGAAGCTAGACTTACAAAGTGTGTAGAATATTGTCCTGTGCTTCGTAATGTTTCTGCAAATGAACGATTCATCACATTTACTTGTGATGCTAAATTTTTATTTGTTGCGTTTAATTTTGCTTGAAGAGAAGTTAAGGCTGAAGTAACCTTATTTAGATCTGAAATAAGATTTGAAAAGTCGGACTTAGCGACTATATTCGTTACTATTTGCTCTTCAGCCATTTAACTATATTCTACTCCTTGGAATATCCTAATCCTGCTCCGACTCCAAATCCAGCTTCTGATGCAAATGAACCTTGTAGTGAAACAATATCATTGCCATTTGCATCTATACCTAAAGCTCTTCTTTTAATGTCATCAAAGGAAGGACCTTCTTTTTCTTCTTCTCCATTTAAGTTTACTCCTTGAAGTGATGCTAAGAATTTTCTTTTCTCATCTTCAGTTTTTTGCATTGACTTAAATGTTTGTATCAGTTCTGGCATTGAGAGGCTTTCTTCTAGTTCTTCGTAATTTTTCCAATTACCTAAAAGAAAAACTTCTCCTAGTAATGCGGCTAAATCTAGTTCTGCCCAGCCAGAACCGCTGCCGCTAGAAGGTTTGGGTCGTCAAGTTTAATTCCACCACATACTTCTAGAATGCGATTAATGGTTGGCATATCTAATGCATCCTCTAATTTATCTTTATCTGCTACCAAATCTGGTACTTGTGACTCAATTGCAATTCCACATGCTGTAATAAGAATTGTAAGTGTTTCATCTTCACCTGATGAATTTTCAGTTTTTTTAATTTCTGCCATGAACTTTCTTAAGGCTTTGATAGTTAAAGGTTTTAACTTTATTTTTGAGCCATTTTGAAGTTCAATTTCTTCTACGTCGTATACTGTTGTAGCCAATTTATCCTCCTAGGATTGTCTTAATTATTATAACAAATTGATATTAATAAGACAAATAGAAAACCCCCAAATTAATGGGGGTTTCTACAATTTAAATTAAATTAAATTATGCCCAAGTACGGTCAATAATCTTACCGTATTCTTGTCCTGCATAGGCTGAGTTGCCATCTGGAAGAAGACGGAATGTTACTGGGAATGTAGTTGGAGCTGTACGTGCTAGTGAGAATTGTGATTGTTGTACAGACAATACACGACGTGCATAATATACACGCTCTGACTTAGGTGATGATGTAGTTGGTGCTTGACCAATTGCAATCAATTGACGCTCAGTTGGAGCTGCACCAAGTGCACCTGCTTCCAAACCTAGAACGCCATTATTTAATGTTGCACCCTTTTGTCCAAATACAACTAGAATATTTTCTAGAGTACCTTCTGACATTTCAGTTGCGATCATAACTTCCATCGCAGACTTGAATAGCTTAGCTGTATCAAGTAATTGATCTACTGTTACTGAATCGTATGTTGGGTTATAAGTAATCTGAAGACCATTGTTTGTATAGCCTACGTTACGATATGCTGCACCATCTACTCCTGCTGCTGTATCAACTGCATTAAGAGTTTCGATGTATGACTTTTGTGAATCAAATGCTGGTACCTTTGTATTTCGAGCAGAAGTTCCTGACTTTGCAGTTCCTGCTTCCATGTTTTCAACATAACCGCTTACGGTTGAGTCTTCAACAGACAAAAATAGTGGGGATGCACCAACAAGAATGTTTTTTGCATTACCTACGGATTGTGCCATAGTATTTGTTACCTCCTGTGTTTTAAACTATATATATATATTTTTTAAAACCAAAGCTGGCTAGGCTTCTTTCCTCATACCCTATGATACGGCATTCTGGGGCTTAAAGCAATTAAAGGAATCTACCTACTTCATTGGTTATTCTAGAGTATTTAATTTCAAGGGTAACGTCTGCTGAAAAGAATCCCTGCATTTCTTCCGATGGGGCAGTTGGAGAAATATCAGCTATAAATATGCTATAGAATTTAAACTTATTGCTTTTTTCTGGGTACATATTTATATCTCTAGCTGAGTCATCCATTCTTCTAAATAAATCAGTCATAAAGTTTCTTATTTTATTAATTTCTAAAATATCGGTTGAATAAATTGTGAATAATATTTGTTCACAGCATATTAACCAATTATCTTCATAGGACATTCCAATTTTGTCATAAACTATATGAGTCTTACCACTAAAAAAATGATTCATTTCTGGGGACTGTTGGACTGGTAGGATAGGAGATATTGTTTCTCCTATAGAATCACTATAGTAATTTTCTGGATCTAGAATTTTATGATCAATCATTTCCTGCCATAAATATTTACGTAATTCAAACATTGCATCCATTGCATAAGATGTCATAATATTGATCCTCCAAATGCAGATTCAAGGGCTGAGTCTGCCATATTTCTAATAGTATTAGCAGAAAAAGAATATTGAACTTTTCTAATTGGTGCTGGGAGCTTTAATGCTTTTGTAATTTCTGAATTAAATACTTGTCCAAACCCAGATCTTTTAATAGATTGATTTACAAGATCACTGCTAAACCATCTACTATATTGTGATGTAAATTGATTTTTAACACTAGGTCCTCCAGGCCTCTGAACGGTCACAGAAGCCCCAATAGGCATGAATACTGTAATACCATTAGATTCGAATACAAGGCGCTTAGAATGGCGTGGAGCAATTTTTAGAGGCATTCCAGCTTCCATGATAGAAGCCTTTGCTGCAAATACATGCCTACGTCTTCCTTTTTCTGTTGGAACAAATGATTTTGATGGAATAAATTCATAATTTATTTTAAAAGAAACACCTTCACCAGCAATAGATTTAAGTTTAAATAATCGTGCATTTTTATTTCCAACCTTTTTCCATTCATATACATGGTGAAGAGATTTTGGTTTAGACCTGGCTTGAGCATCAATATGTAATCCAAAATCCTTTTCTATTTGTGTGAATATAATTTTTTTAAATGCATTTTTAAATTTTTTACTATTATCTAATTTAGCAAGAACATTTGCTTGATAATATAAAATTGCAGAAATTTGAGCAACATTACTATCCTGTATCATAGGATCTGGATTTTTATTATACATTAATCTTTCTAAACCAACAGAAGCTTGAAGTAACATTACATTAGAGTCCAATTTGTTGATTCTCCGATCTCTTTAATGTACTATTCCATGCTAAAACATCTCCAAATGGATCTGTCATTGGTGTTGTTCCTATTACCTCAAAAACAGTAGGGGTTTCAGTTGGATAATCTAATTCAGTCCAAATTATATTTCCTTGTTGAGTTGTAATATTTGTAATTTTATCTCTTATTGAAATTTTTTCAGTAGTTCTAATTTCTATAAATTGAGTATTAGTATATTTATTTGCTATTATTTGCCTATCACCACTTCTGGCTGTAGAACTATTACTAATAACACCTTTTGCATAACAAGGTATAGTTTTATAATAATTCCATTCTTTATTTAAAGCACCAGTATATGGATTTTGAGTTTCTGATTGTCTGTATACATCCATTCTCATTGAGAATGCTGCATCTACTACCTCAAACATTAGATAACCATTAATTGAGTTAATACATATGGAAGCAATATTTGATCTGCGTATACATTTCCTGTTCCACGATATGCTTCTGCATTATACTCAAAATGCCAGTCAAATGACTGTACACTATGTACGTATTTAGATCTCCAAACAGTATCTTTAGAAAAATAATCTTTCATTAATTCAACACATGCTATTTGCACATCATTTGGAACTGTATCCCAGCCATATTTACCTTGTACACGATAAATAGAATCTTTTATAAACACTCCAGGGCCACTGTCGTTAATACTTGGTGGAACCATTCCATTTGCTGTATACACTGTATTATCTAACATATTAGCTCTATTAACTCTAATACCAAATCCCGATTCAGAAATTTGAACATCATAGTTCCAGTTATTAATATCATTAATTGCATCAAGCAATAAAATATCATTACCATATAATTCATGCAATGTGTTTAATTTAAATGGAAGAGGCAAAACGTCAGAACCAGATCCATATACGGTTATTAAGTCATCATATAATGAAAATTTTTGTCCAGTATAATTTTCAATTGCTTTACGTGCATATTTTTCAGCCATTACTAAATCATGATACGACTTATAGTTTGGATCAGATGGATCTGTTCCAAGATTTAAATCTTCTATGGCTTCTGCTATATTACAATATGGCTGAACTACATCAACTAAAGTATAATGTTCTAAAGATTCCCCATTAACATGGTAGTCCCATCTTACCCTAAAATTTTTATTTCTATTTGTTAAATGATAAGGTACATTAATTTTGTAAGTTCCATTATCAATATCCGATTTTATTGCTTGAGTTGTATAAACTGGAGTTCCTGGATCAACTGGTGGACTAACGGCAGGATCTTCTGTAATATCAAATACAGTAACCATGACATCTCCGTCTGCATCTACGATGTCTCCACCATAAATAATTTTAGTTGCTGTTGGTGAACTACTATTTATATATATCTCTGCCATATTAAAGGCTTAGATTAGTTGTAGAAGTCTTGAGCTTCCTTTGGTGTGGCTAATCTAAAACCTTCCTCCTTATCAAAAATTGCTTGAGCTTCATCTTCAGTCATTGCTACAAAAGGATGATCTTGTGTAAAAGTATATCCTAAAGCATCATATCTAAAGTTTGCTCTAGTCATCCTAACTAATACTGAATCTTTATCCTGTACTTTTTTAGGATCAAACTTTGGTAATATTTCAATTTCTTCTTTTGCATCCTCTACATCTTTTAATGTTTTTGAATACACCGCCCATGTTACACCTTCTTCTGAAAGTGCTGCAATAATGTCTGTTTTGCTTTTTAAGTTTTCTATATCTACGCCAAAATCTTCAGCGATCTTTTTAATTTCAGATAGTTTTAATGTCTCAAATGACATATATTCTCCTTAGTCTAAGTTATTTAATTATAGCATTAGTAAATTCAAATGAAAAGCCCCCAAAATTAATTGGGGGCCTTCAATATGGTTAATTCTTAATTAAGAAGCAACCTTAACGTTCTTTACAACTACCCAAGCGTCTGCTTGCTCGATTTGAACACCAACACGAGTGTACATTGTGTACTCGATGGAGTCCTTACGTGGCCAGAAGAATCGGTATACAGTTACATCACGCTTGATACCAATAACTACGTTATTTGGGAATGTCAAGTGGATATCACCGTGTGAACCAGATGTTCCTGAGTATGTACCAGTTTGTGTCTCTGGTAGTAATGGAACTTCAACAATTGGAATACCAAATGCGAATGGAGCTACGTATCCAGCTGGGCCAGATAGAGGAGCTACATCACCACGGATAAGGCTTGATGCGATATCTTGTGGATTGGTAAAGTTTGTTGAGTTGCTTGTATTGTATAGATAATCTTGAATCAAGTTTGAACCTGACAAGAAACGAAGATCTGTACGGCGTTGCTTGTACTTACGTGGAAGTGCCTTCAAAGCGCTGTTAAATACAGCACGAGAAACTGCAGCTCCACCAGCGTCAACTACGTGACCGTATGACTTAGCCTTCTTTACAACACCATCAAATGCCTTGTATAGACCATCTGATGATAGATCGGTATTACCATTTAGAATTACATCTTCAATGTCATTACCTGCCTGTGTTGCCATCAAACGTGCAATATGATCTTCTAGATCTGCACCCTCAATATTGTCTTCTAGAGACTCAGTTGAAAGTTCCCAATCTAGGCGCAATTTCTTTGTTGTCAAAGAAATCTTTGAGAAAGTAACTGCTGCGTTAGCTGCAGTATTGTCACCTTCTGTCGCAAGCTTCATAAGCTTTTCGCCTACGTTCATGCGATCAATTTCAGTTGTATCTGCCTTCATACGAACAGTACGTGCAACTTTACCAATTACGGTAGCGTCGAACATATAGTCAAGGAAGCGTGCAGATTGCTCTGGGTTTAGTAAACCACCATTGCCATTTTCAGACGCAGTGTGGATTCCTGAACCACCAGATGTTGAAGCAAATGTTGCTCTTGCTGTTGTATCAGCAGCAATAGCTTTTTCTAATAATTCATTGCTCATTATATTTATTTCACCTACCCTTTATTATTTGAATAATTCATTTACGGAACCGAGGAAAGAACCGTTCCATTTTGATTTTTGGATTGTTACTTCCTGAGACCCGCCAAGGTCTGAGGACTTCTTAATTGCAGTCTCTGATTCTACTGCATCGACACGCTTTTCTACGCC